GTTAAGCCGTGAAACCTGTCCGCCGTGGAATACTCGTTTTTTTCCTTTTCAAGGCTAATCATTTAGCCTAAACTCCCTTTTTGAAAAAACGAGGCCGCCGGCAGTTTCCCAAACGGACGGACGGGAATCCCCTTTTAGGACTGCGCGGCGACCAGCTTGTCCCACGGCTTTTTGAGGATCGACTCGATCCGCTTCCGGATCCGGGCCGATGTCGTTAAGCCCCGCATGACTCTGCTCACGTGGGCCTTACTTACCCCTTCAAGCTGTGCGACCTCCGACGGCGAAGAACCGACCTGGTAAAGCATCACGGTGATGCGGTTGGGTCTGCGGCGCGCCGGCGAAACGGTTTTGGTTCTGAGTCTTGGCATACGAGTTAGCCTAACGAATCAGCCTTATAGGAAATTTCTCAGTGGCTGTCAATAAAAACTCAGAAAAATACTACACCGATCATGAAGTGGCTGAAAAACTTGACGAATTCATCAGGAGAAAATTTCCCGAATGGAGCGAACCGGCTATAGCAGCAGAGTTGCGCATCAATGTACCAAAACTCCGCTACTACCTCGGCCGCGATAAGAGAGAGCAAGTAAGTGAACGGAAGATACCTGCGTCTGTAATTCTAAATGTGATTCGGCGGTTTCCCGAGGAGGGCGAACAATTATTTTTCCGAAAGATCCATGAGATTAAACCCATGCCCTCTGAAGATAAGCAGAATGTTATGCGACAACTAAAAGCTATATTGGACGACCTGGATGATCGACAAATTGAGTTACTGAAACGTCAGGTCGAAGAGTTCCAGCGAGTAATCGCGCTCGAGGGAGGGAGCAAGAAACGTGAGAAGTGAATATTTATAAGGCCAACGTTTTCGTAGGCCGCGTGTACAGTGGCTACTATTGGCGGCGACTAAAGCGCATTTGGCGGAGAATCGCGGCGCGGAAAGCGGGAACTTGATCAAGAAACCGAATTGAGGTACAAGCGCGCGGCGTTCGAGGAGGTAAATCGCGATGAGTACCAAAAAAAAGATTTGGCTGCTCGTTTGTGTCGGTCTGCTGGCGATCGCGCTATTCAATCGAAAGGAACCGACACCGTCGGCGTCGGTGCAGACACCGCCGCAGGAGCCGACCGATCCGGCGTACAATGCCGCCCTCCTCGCTGTCTACGCCGTCAAAAAGTCGCAGCGCAATCCAGACAGCTTTGTGCTGGAAGAAGCCTATGTCATGCAGAAGGCGATCTGCCTCACCTGGCGCGGACAAAACGGCTTTGGCGGGATGAATCGCGGACAATCCGTGGTCGCGCGCGATCTCAAATATGCTCTGAACGATCACGAAGACGGTTTCACCCGGGCGTGGAACCGCGACTGCGCAAATAAGTCGGGCAGAGATTTAACTTCGGAGATGCAAGGTCAATTGCGCTACAACCCCGCCATGTCGCGATAAAAAAACCAAACGCTCGATGCAAATTAAATCGCAGGCGTCGCGCTGATTACCTCACCCACACGTTTATCTTCTTCTACACCCTATGTAGAAAAATCCCGGTTGATATTCAATTGAAGCTCAATTTATCATCTGCATGTGTCGAGCGAATTTTCCAGACGCGCGCGCGGACCGCCGCGGCACTCAGTCCTCAGCACTCAGCACTCAGGACTCAGCATAATGGGCTAGGCTAAGGACGGACGGGAGAAACGACCATGCAACATGAAAATCGGATGCAAAATTTTCTTAGCGACAATTCTCTTTTTATTGTCTGAAGAGTTCGTTCACGCGCAAAATACGGCTTACGACGACGGCACGACAAACAATGGCGATGGCGGTTATTCGTGGCAGTGGAGCGGTGAAAACTGGGAGGCGGTCACTTCAAACTCCGGGATCTCTTGCGGGCCGGCGCAAGCAGCCAATCAGTTTCCCGGCGCCATCGTTGAATTTGAAGTCTGGATTTACAACATCGGCGGAGAAAGCGGCGGCTCGCGTCATTTTGCGCAAACCGGCAGCGGTGAAGTTTTGCAAAACACATTCGGTCAATCGTGCAGCGGGAGCGGAGAATTAAATCCGCCCTGCCACTGGCTGACTTATCGAACCACGGCAAACGTGCCGGGCGTGATCTTTTGGATGAGTTACACGGGCAGCTTGGGCGGCGGTTGGAATTGCCCGGTATTTGCGAACGTCATTCAAGAAGGTCAGTCGCCGCAAGCCGCTTTCAAAGAGGAGATTAAAAACGCCGCACGTAACAGCGCCGCTCGTGCGCGAGGCTATAGTCAGGGTTTGAATTATTTTGCCGGTCTCTACGGTGCGAAGTTGGATTTCATCCGATCGGCGATCATGCTTTCCGGTGCACAAGCCGAAAGTTTTTACGCCGATTGGCAAGAGAGAATTGCCAATGACCCGTTCGAGGGCGACTGTTCGGCGTGGCAGACACAGAAAGCCGCTCTCAATCCTACCGGCGACGGGCGAATTGACAGCGCGCTGGATAACGTGGCGTGGACATTGGGGTGGTTGGAAACCGCCTATCACTCGGCCAACCGATACAGTTCGGGGTGTGGCGATTGGCAGAGAGATAGAGCTATTTGGGCGCTCATCAACGCCGGGTCGAGCATGGTCAACAACGGCTTCGACACGCTCGCAAACGTGGTGCAATACGAAGTCGGCGACTTGTATGACCCTTACGGTTGGACGAATCACGGTTATGCAGGAACGACCCTGGCAACTATCCTTCGAAGCATTGGCGCGGAAATGAGAGAAACCGGGCAGTTTTATCAAAGCCAATAGGAGCGGTTTTTTTATGATGATGATGATGATTCCGATCTGGCGCGCGTTTCTTGTTTCAGCTCTGACTTTCGCCTTTGGGTTGGGAGTTTGCCCGGAACACTACGGCCTGGCGAAGTGGATCGTGTTCGGTTGCTTCATCGCCATGATTGTCGGCGCCGGAATTGAGCACTGGCGCCGTTTACAGAGAGATGGATGATGATCCGGATCACCCAGTGGCTTTGTTCGCGGCGCCATTGCTCGATCGCGCTCGCCTGGGATCCGTCGACGACGACGGAGAAAGAGATTCTTTCCGAGGGCGAGGCGGTCTATGCGAGCGGCGCCGTGGCTCCCCCACCTGCGCCGGAAATGAGACTGTTGGAGTAATTGACAACACGCGATTGTTGGTATAAACTCCAACAATGGCCGCTGAGTTATTGCTCCACGAACGACACCAGATCGACGGCGGTGCCTTTGCGGAGCTAAAGATTTGGCGATTGGCCGAGGCCGTGCGCGGGAGCAAACACACCTACAAATACTCGCTGGCCTATATCGAGCACGGGGTTTGCGTTTTGCGCTTCGACAACGAAGCAGGCAAGGGCGATCACTTCCATGGACCCGAGGGTGATCGCCCCTATCAGTTTCGGACGCCGGAGAAACTGCTCGATGATTTTTGGCGCGAAATCGATCGATGGAGGCACAAATGAAAACCGTAACTTTGTCGGTGGCCACCCGCGAGGATGTCAGCCGGCGCGCCCGGGCCGCTTTCACGGGAAAGCGCCAAGGCAATCATATTTCCTTCGCGTCGGTGGAACTTCTCTGGCAGACGCTTACGAAAAAGCGTTGGGATCTCTTGAAGGCGATGACCGGAGAGAGCGCGATGACCATTCGCGAGATCGCCAGACGCTTGGATCGCGACGTGAAGGGAGTTCATGGAGATGTCCATGCGCTGCTCGATGCCGGCGTCCTCGATCGCACCGATGATGGCCGGATTGTGTTTCCTTATGGCGCGGTGCATGTGGATTTCACCTTGCACAAAGTCGCCTGAAGCCATGGAGGCTTGAAGAAAGCAATGTCCATAAAGATCAACGATAAACTCGCGCAGCCCGGCTCTCAGCGACGAAAAAAGATTGAGCGCCGCGCCGCTCGCAACGTAAAAATGACCGGGCCGGATGAGCACGGCAGCGTCTATATTTACGTGCAGTCAGACAAAGGCAAAAAAGCAGCTCAAACAGTGCCGCTCGAGAGTGCGAGCGTCATTGTGGATTTCGATGATAACGGCGACTTGCTGGGTATAGAGCTATTGGGCGTGATGAGTAAAAACCATATGCAAAGATGATAAGTCGATGGTCACACCTAAGCCGCTTTTTTCATCCTGCGTTTTTTCTTCACGGGCGCAGCATGCTGCGCCCCTACACGGTTGATGACTGACAATTTCGCGCAGATCGCCGCGTCGACTTCATCGGATCCACCCATGGGAAAGATTTCAGCGGGATAATTGAGGCCGCACGGCCAAATGACGAGCGCGCGCGGCGCGCGCTCAGTGCTGAGTGCTGAGTCCTGAGTGCTGAGAGGGGCGATGCATCACCGGGGTGAAAAGGGCGCATCCGGCGCCCGCGGATTTGATAGTCCTGAGTGGCGAGTGCTGAGTGCTGAGCCCGGACTCAGGACTCAGGACTTTCAACTCAGGACTTAGTCACACTTCGGGCTTCATCTTAACCACGGAAAATTCCTTGCAGTAGCGGTCGTATTGTGCCGGGCTATCGAGCTTGAACTGGGAGGAGTCGAAGCGGTTTTGTTTGGCGATCTCGATCAGGAGGATCTTGTCGACATAGACCTTTTCGCCGACGGGCAGGAGGGAAAGGTTGAGCTCGCGGAGCTCCCAGAGCCGGCGCTTGATGATTTCCTTGGCCGCCTTCTGCTTTTTGTCCGCTTCGGCGGCCGCGTCGTTGGCCGCTTGCAGATCGCGGCAGGCCTGGGTCAAGTCATCGTCGTCGATCTTTAGGAGCTTCATTCTATACATAATTTTAAACCACTACGTTAGATTCCGATAGGGCCATTTCAACCCGCAGGCGTGCGCGCGCAGGCCTCGTTCGAATAGAGCGAGGCGATCCCGGCGACGATCGTTTTCATGCGGTAGCAATAGACCGTGCTCGGCTTCAGATTGCTGTTATTAAAGAAGTTTTTCAGGCCGAAAACCGTCAACGCCAGCCATCCCCCGCTCACCTGATATTTGCGGTCGACGTTGATCGCCTGCCCGGCGGTCGTGTCGTTGTTCGACCAGGTGAGGAGGATCGTCGAGCTCGAGAGCGCCAGCGCGGATAGCCCCGACGGCGCCGCCGGCAGCAGCATGAAGCCGACCTCGTTGCTCGGCGGACTTTCGCTCGTGCTCGACAATGCGGTCACCACGCAAAACCACAGGCCCGGATCTTGTGCGGCGTTTTTGAGCGCCATCATGCGCGGATTGTAAGGCGCATCGGCGATCAGGACCTCCGTGATCACGGAAAAAATGCCGGACTCGGGGCCGCATTTGACATGGAATCGATCGGCCGGCGCCGCGGCGGGATCCGCGTACCAGTACCATTCGAGGGCGCCGTTTCTAACGTCGAGCTGCGCCTGCGCGTGAAGCGGGCCGGCTCCGAGGAGGAGGAGAACCGAAATGAAGGAAGGGCTAATCAGTGATTTAAGGTTCACGTTTCACCACGGAGGCGCGGAGCACGCTGAGTTCGGAAAAATAAATATTTGCTCGGTGTCTCTGTGGTGAATTTCATAGCTGTCCTACTCAGTCCTCAGCACTCAGCACTCAGCACTCAGCACTCAGCACTTCTTTAGAGATCGATCCCGTCTTCGTTTCGTTCGCGGAAATAGCGCCGGATTTCTTCGGCCATTTCCGGATCGCGCGTGGTGAGCTGATAAAGCCCCTGCACGTCCGGTTTCAGGTCGAGATCGGGATTGAAATCATGATTGATCAAAATCTGGTCGCGCGTGCCGTATTTTCGATGGAGCTTTTTCCCGTGCCAGTAATGGAGCGCCAGCCCTTTGACGACGCCGAGCATCCCCAGCTTGGATTTATTGCATAGCCGCATCGCCCGGTCTTCCCATTCGCGCATGATCTCGCAATAGCGCGTGTGATATTCGGGCCGCAGCACTTCGTCGAGCTTGCCGATCAGGGCGTGCGCCATATACCAGTCGCAGGCGCCCAGTATGCAGACGTCGATCAGGCCGCCGACTTCATCGAGCGCCTCGCGCCGCGCCGCCCAGGCGAGGCCGGGCGCGCCGGGATAGCCCCGTTTCCCGTAGGGGTAGTGACCCAGACCGCAGGCCGGCTTCTGGTATCCGTAGCGCAGATAATTGTCCGCGAAGCTGTTCGCCGTGCCGACGAGCTCATGGTCCGGCGTCAGGTCCTGGTACTGCGACCACATTTGCACGAAGTTATAGTGCTGCAGTTGATGCAGGGTTTCGTCCGCCCAGTCGGTGCGCGAGAAATGCGTGTCGCCATCGACCCAGGCGAGATACTTCGCGCCGAACGCCGCGGCGCGCATAAAGCCGACGTTGATCATTTTTTCCTTGAGCCAGAGCTCGGACTGGGTTCGGAGCTGCACGTCGAAGGGGTCATCGGCTTGCGTCACAACGAAATCGCGCTCGCCGAAGGCGGCTTCGACCGTGATCAGCACCGCGCCGGCTTCGTGCACGTGCTTGGCGAAGTCTTCATAGAGCCGCCAGCGCGAGCGATAGCGCGTCGCGTTGAAGATCGGCGTGATCACATAGAGCGGATCGTGCAGACGGTCGGGGCGCGAAAACATAAATTTTCGCTCCGCAATCTGCGGCGTTAGTTCGCGGGATGGATGTTTTTCGAGCATTCTTTTTTAGTCCTGAGTTCTGAGTCCTGAGTTCTGAGTTTCTGAGTCCTGAGTTCCGAGTTCCGAGCCTCAGCACTCAGTCCTCAGCACTCAGCACTTTTTATAGTTGTCCGGCATCGAGCACGCCTTTGATTGCGAGACAGATCGCCTCGCTCTTGGTCTCGGCCACGCCCTGCCAGGATTGACCGTCTTTGCTGATCGTATAGCTGACCGCCAGATCCGGACCCCAGGTAAACGTCATCGAGAAACCACGCTTGCGCAGTTTGTATTCGAGCCCGATCACGAGCCCGCTGTTGTCGGAGTAATTCGGCGGCAGCTTGTATTCGTCGCCCGTGGGATCCGCCCAGGCGCCGCTTTCTTTATGATCCCAACCGAAAAGCGCGTCGGCGATCCGGCCGTTGAGCTCGATCTGTTGTTGTTCAGTCATCATGGTTTCCTCCTTAAAGTTCAGGACTGAGGACTCAGGACTGAGGACTGAGTTCAGCCAATCCAAAATCCGAAATCGAAAACTCAGCACTCAGTCCTCAGCACTCAGCACTTACTTGATCGCGCGCTCGGCGTGCGCGAGCACCATCTCCAGGCAATTGAGCGCGCGGATCGTTTCCTGTTCATCCTTGCTGAGATCGTTGATCAAAAGCGCGAGCTGACAGACGCGCGTGCGCACCAGGCCCGAGGCGAGCCGGCCGATGTTTCCGTCGAGCGGGCGATCGCCGGCGCCGAAACGCTGCTCAATTTCCTTGGCCGTCATCTTCTTTAGTGCTGAGGACTGAGTGCTGAGTGCTGAGCCTCCGGAAACTCAGTCCTTAGTCCTCAGCACTCAGTCCTTCTAATCTTTGCCCACCCACAAGACTTGCTGCGGCAGCCGGTCCTCGACGTCCAGGTGGACGTGATCGCCATAGACGCCGATCCGGTTAAAGCCGAGCATCAGCGCGTTTCTCACCACGCGGAAAAGCCCCGCGGCGCCGAGATTCGCAATCGAGAGATCGATGCCGCTATAAAACCCATCCGGCGAAAGACAATGCGCGCTGCCATCGACGCCGCCGACGGCGCGGTTGTGATCGGCGTCGCGAAAGGACGAGGTGACGATCAGCGCAAAGCCGCAGGCCTCGCGCAGCCGATCGAGCTTCACGATCATCTCTTTGCGCAGGCATTCCGGCCGCTTGAATTCGCTCGGCTGAAAATGGCGGATGCCCTCGAAATGACTGAAGCGCGCAATCATCTATTTGAGTCCTGAGTCTGCTGAAGTCCTGAGTCCTGAGTTCCGAGTTCCGAGTTCCGAGTTCCGAGTTCCGAGCCTCAGCACTCAGCACTCGCCACTCAGGACTATCATCCCCTCACGGGATGGTTGCCCTTGAAACAACGCCGATCAGGTCGCCGGGTTTTGCCGGCGCCATCGGCTGATCGAGATTTCGCTGCCACGACAAATAGCCAATGTTAAAAGGGCCATACGCTGTGGCCATGGTAAAGCCCCAACCGCTGACGGCGACCTTCTGCGTCCAGAGGTTGGGATAGGGGCCGGGTTCACTGCCGCAGCCCATCAGGCCAAGAATCATCACGATGCCCGCCACGAAGATCGCCAGTTTGATCTGATCCAGTGCTTCGCTCATTGTTTTGAGTCTCAAGTCTCGCGTCTCGAGTTCTCCGGATCCCCTAACAAACCCGAGACCCATTCATCGTCTTAATCGCTTCGTCCAGTCGATGCGTTCTCTCAACAGCCGATCCACCGCCCGCCCAGTGGGTGAGTCCTGAGTGCTGAGTCCTGAGTCCTGAGTTATCAGTCCTGAGTTCCGAGCCTCAGCACTCAGCACTCGCCACTCAGGACTAATGTTGTTGCCGACCAGCGCGACGATCCCTGTGGTGACCACCGCCGTGGTCAGGTATTCGATCGCGCTCCGAACCTGTTCGGGGATCTCGAGCCCGGTCAGACTCAAAAGCCAGAGCACGATCGTCGCGGCCGCCGGGCCGACGCTGCCGGCGCTGATCCCCCCCGTGTAGGCTTTGGCGTATTTTTGAAAATGATTCATTGGATCACCACGGAGGCGCTGAGATCACAGAGGATTCCAGGTTTTTCTCTCTGTGCCCTCTGTATTCTCTGTGGTGAAATCCCTCCGACAATCATCAGTCCGTCATCGCTTCGAAAATGGCGTCGAATTTCCCCAGATTTTCCTGATGGCGTTCGTTGTCGTGTCCCTCGTGCTGCGTCTGCCAGATGTTGATCGCCTGCACGTTGCCGTTGAGCGTGGCGAGTTGGCCGTTGATCGCATCGCCGCGCGCGATCAGCCGCGTGATCGCCATTTTCACGAGCCATCCGATCGCGCCGAGGATCGCGGTGAAGATCACGATCAGGATCTGCACGACAAATTCCACCACTACTCCTCGCGCTCCAGCGATATCGCCGGCCCTTCGGAGGACTGAGGGCTGAGTGCTGAGGACTGAGTGCTCTCGCTGCCGATGCCCAAAGTTTTGATTTTCCAGAAAAGAATGCGCGGCGTGATGCCGAGCAGGCGCGCGGCCTTGCTCTTGTTGCCGCCGGTGCGCTCGAGCGCGGCGACGATATGCGCGCGCTCGAAGCGTTCCACAATATGTTCGAAATTTGTCGGAATCTCCTCCGCCGCGGCGGCGGGTTCGGAATTCGGGGCGATCGCTTCCCAGCGGCGCTCGACGATCTCTTCGAGCGCGGCGAGCCGTCCGATCACGGCGATCAGCCGATAGCCAGGGCGATCGTCGTGTTCGGTCATCGCAATCTCGCTTCCCCCCTTAGTTGACACAAAAGGGAAACAAAAGGGATTTAATTGCGCCAGCGCCGGCGCCGCGTTCACCCAGGCGCCGCGACCTTTGGCTTCGTAGGCTTTGGCGTGATCGATGCGGTATTTTCTGGCGAGCTCGACGGTGCTCAATTGCTTGTCGTCGTTGGAGAGCGGAACATAAACGACTTTCCAACTGTTCCCGGCTTTGCCGCCGTAAGTCTTGACCAGATTCATACGGTTCTTTCGCCGTTTGTCCCTTCAAATAAAAAAAAAAGACCGCAACTCCTCAGGAGCGCGGCCTCTTTCCGTCAGCCGTAAGACGTTAAAAAAAATTTAAATTGTGTGAGCGACCGCGATTATCTTCGAACTGTTTTCCGCGTGCAAGCGGGAAAAACCCCCGCGGAAATTTGCTTTAGGAATCTAGCCAGATCGTCGTGAAGCGCGCCCCACCGCCTCCACCTCCACCAGCAACAACCTGAATGGCCCGTGCCAAGGGAGAGGCTTCCGGCACGAACATCCCGTAAGGGTCACGATACCATGCGGCAACTTCCGGTGGAGTCCATTCGTAGTTCGAGATTCCGATAGCAAATGTGGTCGAGTTATCAGAATCGCCATTGTAGCCACCGCAAATGCGAAATGTAGCTGAAGAGGATGTGATTAAAGTTGATGAGGTAGCTCGTTGTACCCCGTTAAAGTAAATCGAAGTCCCTTTAGTACCTGCAACGAATGTCCAAAATTCCGTTTGTAAAGCGCGGGTGTATCCAGACCAAGTAATTCGATTAGACCCAGTAGTACCGCCGAAATCCCAATAAACAACATTATCATCGAAGGGAACAAAGGCCCCTAAGCCACTCGTGGTTGCGGTTCCAAATGGAGTGGATCTACCAGCACCAGCCGCTACAGTTGCAGCCAACTTACGAATAAGAAATACGGTACAAGAATTCGTAGGTGTCGAAATGTCTGAAGCAAAGTAATTTGCTGCCCCTCCAGTTAAAATCTCAATACCAGCGCCACCTATAGGATCGTAGGTTGTCTTTTTAGTATTTGTGCCAAAGTTGGATGTGAATTTATGGTTTAAGCGATTGCGCGGGACTGTTAGAGTCGAGTTCGAAGTGTCGATACCCCGCATATCATTCAGCACCCATACGCCCATCAACCCACGAGTAAGTGGATGGCCTGGGTTTAAGAGCACTTCCCTGCTTGGCTGGCGATACCTCCAGCCGGGGCGAGCATTGATCATTTAAGCAACCGTGTAGGTAATACCAGTGTACTTCCAGACGTGATTGCCAGAAGTAGAGTTTGAGTTAACCCCTGTGTTGTGCGTGATGAACAGTCCCCATTTTGCCGGCATCACGCCGCCGAAGAGCTGCGCCACCGAGAACGTCACAAAATAATCCCGATCAGAGGTCGTGCTGTCCACGTCGATTACCGCAGCGAGCTTCAAAAATCCCCGACCAACACCGACGCTCGTGAGAGTCTCCGCGCTGCTAGTGCCATCCATGACGTCGGGATAGTCCGGTGTGTCGTTAAGCACTGAGAACACATAGATCAAAACCTGTGTGTTGATCGTCGGGGTCGTACCGCAACGCCACTTGCCGCCGACAATCACATCGACGTACTTGTTCGAGGTGTTGTCGATGACCGCACTTTCCACGCCTGCCACAAAGGTTGAGCTAGTAGCGACGTTTTCCGGTGCAATGGTGATAGTTGCCGAACTCGCGTAAGCAATATTGACTGTCGCCATGAATCTCTCCTGTTAGGCTTTGGTGTATTTGAGTGAAAGCACAACGCGCGTGACTGTCGACGCGCTATCCACGTTGAACCGCAAGATATCGCCCGCGCTCACTGAGGTCGTCCAGCCGGTGAGTGTCGCATCTTGCGATTTGGCTGCGGAGCTGAGGGTCGGCTTCGCCGAGGCGGTGATCGTGTCCGCAACGGTGGGTGGAAAGTTCGCATAGGTGTCTTTCCAGATATCCACGACGATCGATCCGCTTTGGTCCGCCAGCAAGGTTGCCTGGGTGATGGTCAGCCCGAACGGGATTTCGACGTCGCCCTTGACGCCCGTGGCGATCGCGGCGCCGCCGCCATCGATGACAATTTCAATAGCTCCCGTTTTTGCTGCGGTGGCGAGCTTGGCGACCGTGACGGCGCCGTCGGGCAGCGCATGAACATGATCGCGCCGCGCCGCCGGCATTGCACTGCCGGGAGCAGCCGTTCCGATATCTGCCGGATTTGTCGCATCGAAAAGCGCCGCGTTTTTATAAACCGTTTCGCCGTTGTCGATCGCGACGACGTTGCGCAGACCCGAAGCGGGCGCGGTGGCTTTGACGAGATAACCGTGCGCCGAGGTGCTCGCGTTGTTCGTCGTGTTATCGGCCAGGGTTTGTTTCGCCTCGGTGATCGCTCCCGATTTGACGGCGCCGGTGATCTTCGGCGTGGCGTCATCGTAAGTGAAATCAATATCGCCGCCGTCATCGAGAATGCCGCCGACCGCGTCCTGCGCCTCTTCGTCGGTGTACGCGACCGGCGGCGTCGCCGAAAACATATCGAGCAAGAAAATATCGGTCCCGTCGCAAAGCAGCAGCGCGACGTCGCCGTTCGAGATCGCGACGCCGGTGCCGCCGCTGCATTTGAACGTGATATCGAAGCCGCCGTCGCATTCATGGTCGACGACATAGAGTTTTTTATTCGTCGGCAGGACGACGTCGTGGTCGGCGTCCATAGTCCCGGTGAATTGGAAATAGAGCGAGCGCAGCGCCTTGTATTTGTTCGAGGTCGCGTCCTGATCCGATCCGGTGGTGTAATCGAGATCCGCCGTCGTGAGCGTCACCGCCTGCTGCTCGGTGATCGCGCCGACGATCTGCTGAATCCCGCTGTTCGCCTGGACGTAGTTGCCCGCCGTGTTGGCGGTGATCTCTTTCGCATTTAGGTTGTTCGACATTTTTACACCACCACATAGCCGCGGCAGGCGGCCGAGCTGCCGGCGCTAAATCCCCGGACCACGGTCACGCGCGCGATCTGCGAGTAATCGATGAACTGCGACCGCGTGAGATAAATCGTGACCCTGGCGATTTGCGAGACGTCGATCTCGCCGTCGGTTTGCTGCACGATCGCCACGCGCGCCTGCTGTGAGACGTCGAGCTCCGCATCGGAGCGCACCAGCGCGTCGCGCGCGATCTGACTGATGATTACGTTGTCGGGCATCAGGCGCTCCGTTCAGCGCCGACCTGCATGCCGTTCACTTCCGATTCCGTGAACGCCGAGGACGTGTCGGGGCTGGTTTCCTGAAGATCGACGAAATAGTCATAACTGCCGTTGCTCGGCGCCACCTCGACCGAGCTCAGATATTCCGTCGATCCGATCTTCAGATTCTGTTTGAACTTGGCGGTGCCGCTGGAGCTCTTTTTCGCATAGGTCAGCGTTCCGCACGCGAGCACCTCGACGCCGGCCGGGAGATTCGCAAAGGTCAGCAGAAATTTGTCGCCGTTGTTCTCGAGCGCCGTGTAAGTCGAATCGTCGTCCGGATTTGAATCGTCGAGTGCCTGGCGCGTGTCCGCGGCGCCGGTGGCGACCCCGTCGTCGGCGTCGCCGGTGCCGGTCGGGAGATCCTCGAGCACGACCACCTCGCCCTTGAACGCGTCCGTCGAGACGAGGACGTTGTCATAGTCCTGAGTTTGGTTATCGAGATTCTGAGTCGGCCCTGGATTCCCCGAGCCGAACCAATACTCGTTTGCGTAAGCATTCGCTGTGTTGGTCGTGTCGAGGCCGGTCGAGTTCAATTGCTCGACGCCGTTGATCTGGATCTTCGTCACGCCGGCTGAATTGTGAAAGGTGACTTGCCACCCGATCCAGTAACGCACGCCCGCCGATAGGGTCGCGCTGGTCGTCGCCAGTACCGTCGCGTCGCCGCGAACGACTTTCAAACGGCCGAGCGAGTCCAGATGCAGCCGGACCTGATGCGTTCCGCTATCGCCGAAGACGGCGATCTTGTATTCATTCGTGGCGCTCGGAATTTTCGAGGGCTTGAACCCGAATTCGAGAAACAGCGTCGCTTGATTGCTCGGCAGAGCGCGCCGCACGTAATCGTCGCGATTGGCCGAACCTTCGTTTGACGCAAAGCGCAAACCTGCCGTGCTGCCCGGCCCGAACGATCCGATTGTAAATGTCCCGCCGCTGGTCACGAGGACCGAAGTGAATCTTTTCGCCGGCGCCGTATAAGCGCGAAAGCCGAGCGCATCGATGATCGACATTTTTTTATCGCCTCCCCCAGATCGAAAAACCCATCAGCGCGAGCGTCGGATCGGGCGACGCCGGGTTGTGCACGGTCAAATAATCGCTGCTGCCGTTGAACGCCGTGTCCGATCCGATCGTGAACGCGCCGGCGGTGCCGGCGGCGAGAAATCCCATGGTGCCGAACTCGACGCCGTTTTTTCGAAGCGAAAACGTCGCGACGTTAGTCGCGGCGACCAGCGCCTTGGCGGTGCTCAGGTTTCCCGACGCCGGAATGGTCACCGGCACCGGCGGGATGCCGATCGCGATGACCGCGCTGCCGGGCTGGACCTCGAGCATCATGCCGCCCATGACGTAGATCCATTGATCGATCAGCTCGCCGGCCGACTGGATGAAATCCTGGACCTTGAACTTGAACGATCCTGCGGCGCCGAGACTCGGTCGCGCGACATAAACGATATCGTCGAGCTCGAGATCGGTTTCAAAACTGCGGCTGGTGAGTCTCATTTAATGCTCAACCTCCAAAGGTTCATCGTCCTCGAACTGGATTACGTTGTCGTCTTCGAACTGCAGATCGAACGGCCCGGGACGAATACCGTCCGGATAAAGGATCGCATGACCGCAGCAGCCGCGGCCGACGGTTTCCGAGATTTGATAAATGTTGACGTGCAGATTCGATCCCTTCGCGCCGCCGAAGTCGGTGGTCTGGTCGGCGATCGCATAGGTCGCCGTCGCTGTGGAAGCGCTCAGGGTGCGCAGCACCTCAATCTCGTCGTCGGAAAGAATGTCGATCTCGTATGCTTCCGAGGCCTCCGCGAGCGGCGGATCGAAAAAGTCGCGCCCGTTGCGGCCCCACAGGCGCGAGCGGCGCCGCCAGGTGATCACGACGTTGTTCGATCCGTCGAAAATGCCGTCGATATCGACCGGCGAGTACGGCCGCAGTGATTCCCCGGTGTCGGTAAACGGGACCGCCTGCGCGGCGTCGATCGCTTGGCCGGACGTGACCGCCTTGAAATTGCGCGCGACGTCGAGATCGCTGAGCTCGTCGTTAATGCGCCGGGTGATGGTCGATCCCAGAGCGATGAAGCGCTCGCCCAGGACGTGACTTGCCATCTTGCATTCCGTGCCCTTCCAACCGCGCACCAGCGGGCCGGTCAAGCGCCACACGTTGGCGCTCAGTTGCGTCACTTCCTGACACAGCACCACTTCGTTCCCGATCAGATAAGCGACTTCGCCGCGCAGCGCGTCGTCGGCGTTGAGACTCTCGAGGGTCCCGCCGATCAACTCGACGTCGACCGTGTTGTAATCCCAGGTCGTCGACGATCCGTCGGGCAGCACCGTGCGCGTGAAGCCTATCGCCGCCTGCTGATCGAGCGACGTGATCGGCAGATAGTCGACCGTCGTGTCCGGGCTTTCGAACAGGATCGCCGCCGACCAGGTGTCGAGCGCGCCGCGCACCGCGACATAAAACCCGGGGCCGTCGTCTTCGTCGCGCAAGGTCGTGATGTCCATTAACCGCAGGATCGTCGAGCCGTTCGCGCGCACGTTCTCGTTCGGATAGCCGGGGCGCGATACCCGATCGCCGATCGCGTTCGAATTGTAGAGCGCGGGATCTTCGTCGAAGCCGCGCAAGGTGATGATGCCTTCGGCGCCAATCCCCACCTCGCTAATGCGCAGCGGAATACGACGAGTCGTCATTCCGCCCACCCCGGTGCTGAGTCCTGAGTCCTGAGTTCTGAGTTCCGAGCCTCAGCACTCAGCACTCGCCACTCAGGACTTCTCATGCTGCCACCTCGACATTGAGCGGATCGGCCGCGTCCACGAGCAGATAGCGCCGCGACACGACGATCTCTTTCGGCGCGCGTTCGAGCCAATAGTTCGCCGCGAGCACATAGGAGATCTGTTTGGCTTTGTCGGCGCTCATGACGATCGGCACGTCAACGATCAGCTGATTTTGCGATTCGCTGGTGAGACGCGCCGAGTAGGCATGTCCGGTTTGATAGCTCGCGTGTTGATCCTTGAAGCGCACGTGGACGAGAAACGGCAGCTCGGTCTCTTGGCCGCGCGTGATCGCCAGCGCATCGGGAAGCGGCGCGTCGAGCGACGGCCGCGCGGCAAGATCGTCTTCGGGTATCGTCACGCTCGGGGCGTGCCCGCGTTTGGGAAATTGCAGGACCATATCGCTCTCGCGCCCGTCAAAAAATCCGTAGCGCTGCAGCGGCAGGATCGCGTCGCGACCGGTCATTTGCTGGTCGATCGTGTAACCTTGCACGCAGTCGGTGAGCTCGCTCACGTCGATCTCGGATTCGTCGAGGCCGCAGGCGATCGAGATATCGCGCACGATCTTCCAGAGCGGGCAGCAGCGCGCCTCGACGCCCGGCCCATAGACGCGGATATCGATGTCGAAGCTGCCCCAGGCGCCGCTCGACCCCACATACCAGATGCCGTTGCGCACGAAGAGAGTCGATCCGCCCGGCGTCCCGGCGCTTTCGGCCTCGCCGAGCTTGCTGATCGTGGTTCCGTCCCAGTGATAAAACCCGATGTGACCGAACGAGCCTGTCCCGATGAAAAAAACGCTCGAATCGTTCTCGACGAAAAAACTGAAGACGTAGAGGTCGCCGTCGGGCGGGCGCAAAAGGCCGGCGGGTTTGAGATCGACGTAACCGGCGACCTCGAGCGTTATGGGATCGAGCTTCACGAGGAGCTGCGAATCGCCGGTGAGCGGACTGTTGGGCCAGGTGAGATACCAGAGAAAATCGTCGCCGATCTGATAGCCGAGACTGAGACCGTAGGTGTCGAACATCGTCGCGCTGTAGGCGTCGGTCTGCCAGTTGAGGACATTCCCGGTCTCGACGTTCACGCGCTCGAGGCCGCGCACCCAGTTGCCGTCGTTGCCGATCCAGATATCGTCGCCCTTTTTCGTGAACATCATGTAGGGAATGTAGACGCTGCCCGGCGGCGTCCCGACAATTTGCACGATCGGTTTCCCCGGACGGATGATCGAAACGGTGTCGTTGAGCCAACCGCAAACCATAATCGGTTCATCCGAGACGCCGACCGCCTCGCCGTTGCCCGGCGGAGTCGCCGGCCAACTGTTCGCGAGATCCTCGCGCGTGATCGCGCCGTCGGGCGTCAGATGAAACATGCGCCACACGGGCTGGCCGGGATCGCGCTGGGTCGGACCCTGGATGCTCCTGAAGTCGGTGTTGTTGTGGCCGATCAGGACGTCGATCTCGCCGCTCGGGCTCACGTAGCTCCAGGAAATGCGCGCGCCGGCGTCGTCCGCTGCTTTGTGCTGCGTGTCGTAGGTCAAGAGCGCTCGAAATTCGTCGTCGCCGTCGGTGTAGCACTCGAAGGAAAATTGCGGGATTGAGCCGTATTGCGTGACGTCGAAATTCTGAAACACCGCGAGAAATTGATTTCTATAAGCCGAGCTGTTGCCGGCCCCGGCGAGCGCTTCGATCAGCGCCGGCGGCTGCTGGCTCTCGTTGCCGTCGTAAAACGTGACGCTGCCGTCCTGCTCGTTTAGATTCTGCCCGGTGCCGATCAGCCCCTGCAGGCTCGCGTCGGCACTCACGTCGTAAATGAGTTTCGGTCCCGCCCAGATGCGGATCACGCCCGCAGATGCGCCGGGCGGGATGGAAGCGCCGTGGATAGAGATCGCAAAGTCGGCGTCGTAGGCATAAAAGATCGACGTCGCGCCGCCCTTGCCCTTGCCCGCGCTGACCTTGTGCTTGTGCTCGCGGATGCCGCGCCCGCCTTTGCCGTCCGATCCGATCCAGACGAGCTCGCCGGACATGCGATCGATGCCCCAGAATCTTTTGATCGGGGTGCCGAAGGCGGCGCTCTGGACGTGCACGTCCTTCAAGCGCGGTCCCGTCATGCTCTGCCCGGCGCCGTGGAACAGCGAGAACAGGGTCGAGCCGATTTGCCACGCGAGCGAAAATCCGCTGAACAGGGTCGAGAGAGAAAAGCTCGAGGCCGCCGTGATCGCGGCCGCGGTGCCCGCCGCGATCGGCGTGGTCGCTGCGATACCGCCCGCCACGGCGACGGCCCCGGCCGATGCTTCGGCAGCGCCCAGGGGTGCGGCGATCAGTGCCAGCTCTGACATTTTAGTCCTCGAGCCCCTTGAAGCGATAAACGGCGACGATGCGATCGTTCACGGCCGCTTCCATCGGCAGCTCCTCGATCCGCTTGAAGTTCGTCGCATGGATCAAGGTGCGCCGGCCGGCGCCGTCTTCGGCGACGATGCCGAGATGCTGCGCCTTCGCGCCGGCGCGAAGCCAGGGAATATCGCCGGCTTTCATTTCGTCTTTGCGTATCCGGATGAACAGCTCGTCGAGCGCGGCTTTCATCTTGATCGTGTCGGGCTGCATGCCGTAGCCGGTCGAGAGCGCCCAGCTATTCCCGACGACCACGCCGCAGGCCTGCCCGGTGCCGATCACCAGGCCGGCGCAATCGGCGGCAACACCCTTGAGCCTTCCCTGATGCTGCCAGGGCGTGCCCTTCCACGATCGCGCCTCTTCAATTATTTGTTGCCGTGTAGCCATCTCGCTTCAAAAGTCCTGAGTGCTGAGTGCTGAGTGCTGAGCCCGGATCTGACTCAGGACTCAGGACTCAGGACTCAGCACTTTTTTTTCTTTCCGGATCGTCTTGATCCATTTCGCATCCGGGCTGCGCAATAGCGCGCGATGCTGCTCGCTCACCGGCGTCCCTTCCCAGTTAAGGCCGACGCTCGTCGGCGTTCGGCCGTTTTTCCATTCCTGAAACGAGATGAACATGCCGCCGCGCGGAATATCGCCGACGCTGTGCCAGTCGGCGGCGCCGACGGGATAGAGCGCGGCGTGATTCGGTTTTCCTTCCGAGAGATCGGCGCCGTCCACGATCAGCGGTACGTGCTCGGAGAGCACGTATTCATAGCTGTCGACGTCGGGATGGCGATGAGCGCGCGGGAAACCTGTGTTCGGGCGCAGCATGAACAGCTCGGCCTGCCACGCCTTCTCGCGATAGATGATTTGCGAGAGCACCGAACCGTAGTCGTAGAACTCGCCGATCGTGTTGCTCCTCGCGAGGTAGCGAAAATCGGTGCCGAGAAACCAAAGCACGAAGCGAAAAAATTCGTAGTTCATAAACAGCAATCGGCTCTAATCTTTCTCAGCACTCAGTCCTCAGCACTCAGCACTCCGGCTATACTTGTCGATCCGGGAATAGCAGCGCGACGTCGGTCCCGGGGATCTCGTCCTCGGCGCGCCGATTATAAATGTTATCGAACTTCGCTTTGCAGATTTCTTTCGAGAGATCGCAGCCCGCCTGCACCATGTATTCGTCGCCGACCTCGATCGTGAACGGGAAACGCTCGAACATCTCGAACTCGCCCGGCCCGGCCAGGACCGAACCGTCGACCGTGTCATCGGCGATCGTCTGAGAAACGGTGATCTCGGTCTGATCGGCGCCGGAATTGTACGAGACCGCGCTGATATCGTATGCGCCGTCGTTGCCCGTGGATCCCGCCACGGCGAAGCGCTGCCCGACCGAAAAAAAATCGCTCTGATCGCCGTCGAGCACAAAGAGATTCGTCCCGCTGTCGACGTCGATCAGCGCATAGACGCTCAAGCGGAAGTCCTTCACTTCCTTGCTGATGCCGATGTTCGCGCCGGTCAAAAAAGTCAATTTGCCGAAGGTGAAAAATCCCGTCGCCACCGCGAACGGCGCGGTGATAAAGCCGCCCGCGCGCGTGTCCGGAATGCTGCCGACAAAAATCCGCGTGTTGCCGCTGGAGAGAAGCGCATTGGTCACGGTGTAGCTCGCGTCATTGGCGATCGATCCCGTCACCGTGAAAGTGTTGCCGATCAGAAAATAGCTCACCAGATCGCCGTCGAGCTCGAAATAACCGCCGGCGACGTTGGCGTCGCGGATCGCATACTGCGCGGTGCCGCTGTTGACGCCCGTGCCGCTGGTCGGCGGTTCGCTGCGCGATGCGTCGCTGAAAAAGCGCGTGTCTTTCACCGCCGTCACCGCGCCGAAAACCGTCAGCGCCTGAACGGTTTTCCAAACCACGACGCCGTCATTGGTGAGGCCGTCGATCTGAAAATTCCACGTGGGCTCGATGGATAACGAAATTCCCGCGGTCACGCAGACAAAATGCCGGCCGTTGTAAATGTTGGGCTTGATCACCGAGCCGGTCGCGGCGTCGTAGGGCTGGCGCACGGTGTAGCTTGTTTCCGGCCGCCAGAACGGCGGATCGAGCCGCACGTGGCAGCCGAAGCCGGCGATCCGATAGTCGTTGATATCGTCGCCCAGGCGCGCGCGGCAGATCTTGGAGTAAACATCGCCAAAGGTCTGCTGCAGAAAAATCGTCAGCCCGCGGAATTCGGTTTCATGCGTGCCGCGGCGCAGCTTGATCTCGCCGATGTTGCCGCTGCCGGGAAGAATGATTCGCCCAGCGGCCGGGTCCTGGTGATTGACATAGAACAGCTCGATGCGCGCGTGATCGAAGCGGCCGACATCGAGGTCCTCGTCGCTCAATCCTTCGAGCAAAAGCCCCTGCGCCAGCGCTTTCACTTTGTTCGGCATCAGGCCGACGATTTCCATGTTGTCGACGGAGAGATCGGCGCCGGCTTTGATCGAGCGCGGCATGTAGCCGATCGCCGCTTTGTAGAGCAGGCCCGAAGAAAAAACGCCGACCGCGTGCTCGACCTGGACCGAACCGTTCACGTTGTAAGCGATGATCGTCAGCGTCTGCGCAATGCTCGGCGTGATCACGAAGGATCCCGACGGCGGCAGCCCCGTGCCGACGCCCGGAATGTCGACGCTGTCGCCGTCGCTGTCATAGTCGACGGTTCCGGAGCCGCCCGGCGGGATCGGGTTCGGCGTGATCGTGACGTCGACGATGGGCAGATCCTCGCCGCCGAATTCATACGCGCCGAAATCGGGCGCCGCGCCGGTATAGGCGACCGAATTTGTGATCGGCGCGGCGTTGATGCACGGGCTGTCGGACTCGAGATGAAAATCGCCGCCGCCGGCATCGACGAATTTCGGATCGGCATCGCTCGATAGCCAATTGTTTTGGATCAGCGAAGAGGATCCAAGATTGACGATATCGCCGCCGTCGTGCGTGCCGCGGATCAGATTGCCGATCACCAGCGTGCCCGAGGCGCTTGGATTGACCTGGAGCGCGTGACCGTCGCCGTCGCCGTTGTTCGAGTACAGCGTGTTGAACAAAACCTTGCAGTTGACCGCGCCGCCGTATCCCGCGCCGACGTCGATGCCGTTGTCGTTCAAATAGCAGACGTTTCTGAGAGCGACGCTGCCAACTCCGGTGACGATGATCGCGCCGCCGTTTCGGTGCCCATAGCGAGACGTGTCCTGATTGTTCTCATAGCAAACATTGAAGCTCACCAGATTGGCGCTCATCGGATGATCGAAGCTGTATTGATGCACCGCGTATTCGCCGTTGTGATGGATGACGTTGTGGTCGATCGTATTGAACGACGTCGTGCAATAAATCGCGTGTCCGGTTCCCTCGCCGAAGCCGATGAATTGATCGTAATCGACGCCGGCGGCGCCGCTCGCCAGGGTCACATAGCGATACGATCCGCAGTGATGGATCTCGCAGTAAAGGATCTCGTTAAAATCGGAGCTGAGTCCGTTGTTATTTCCCCAGGCAAATTGAAATCCGTTCAGCGGGGCATTGCGGATTTCGCAGCGAATATGGCGGATGTGATGACTTCCCTGATTCATGCCGATCAGGGCGTCCACGTGTATGTCGCTGCCGTCGAAAATCAGACCACGATTGTCGACGTCCGTGCCGTCGAAAATGATGTAGCTGTGCGGCGCCGATCGGCCGAGATCGAACGTGCTGTTGGAGCCCGGCCGGAAGATCACGGTTTCGCCGTTATAGTTTTGCACCGTCGTCGCGGCGGCCCAGGATGATCCGCTCGGTAAGATAATGTCATCCTCGGTCCACGTGCCGGCGCGGATCAGCAGTTGATCGCCGGAAGACATCGCCGCTGCCGCGTGCGCCAAGGTCAAAAACGGCGCCGCGAGCGAAAGCCCGTTGTTCGAGTCGCTGCCCGTTTTGGCGAGATAGTAGGTCGTCATCAAAAATCCAAAGTGAGATCGCGCACGAATTCGGTGAACGCGAGCACCTTGCGCGCCTCGCCCTTGCCCTCGTAAACCGGCAGCACGGTGCCGTCGACGTCGATCTGAAAGAGAAAATCATTGACGCGCAGGATCGTGAAAAATTGCCGATTGAGCGCCGTCATGCCGCGCACGCCGAAGATCTGCACGGTATCGCCGTCGACGTAGCCGTGCGCCCAGACGGTTTCGATTAGCACGGGATTGCTCTGCGTAATGCGCAGGATCTGCGGTTGATATTTCGTCAAGATGAGCTTCGCGCACATGACGAGCGTCGTCGTCTCCTGATCGATATGCCGGGCCAGCGGCGCGCTCGTGGTTTTCATCGGATCTTCGTGTCCTTCGTGTCTTCGTGGTGAAAATAGTCCTGAGTGCTGAGTGCTGAGTGCTGAGAGTCAGGACTCAGGACTCGGAACTCAGGACTGATCATCATCTTCATACCAACCTTAATTCCACGACCGGCAGCGATACCTCGCCCGCTTCCCAGGCCGCAAAGCTCATGGGGAAAGAATTCGAATTGAAGCGCACCGGCAGATCGTAAACGTAACCGGCGCTCACGCGCTCGGCGACCGTGAACGTCCCGCCGCCGCTATAGGTGGAAAAGTCATAGGTCGTGAGATCGATCCGAAACGTGGTCGCGCTCAAGACCTGGCGCACGCTCGCGCTGAGTGTGTTGATCTCGGTCATGCCCGACACACCGGAGAACACGCCGACGTCGCCCTCGCTAAGGCCATGCGCGGCTCCCGTGGTCACCGTGGCGAATGGACTCTTCGCGAGCGCCGCGATCGAAAGCGCCTTCGCGTAGCTCTGCCGGCGCGTGTTGATCGTCCCGCCCGAAGTGAACGCGCTGAAGGCGCTCGAATTGATCGCGACGGTAAACGTCGTCGAGCTGCCGACGTTCGTGATCAGGCCGCGCAGGCCGCGGATCTGCGTCATGCCGCCGACATCGCTCCCGAAGTGAACCGAATCGTTCAGCGAGAGACCGTGACTAGTGCTGGTCGTCACGACCGCGCTCGAGGCCTGCGTGATCGCGGCAATGGTTTTCTGAATATTGGCGGCGAGCGTGACCCGGCCGGTGGTTTCGTGTCCCTCGCGCGCGAGGCGTTCCGGGACGTACAGCAGATCATAGCGATTGGTCGGGATCGTGATGCCCCCGATCGCGATCGCGACGGTGCCGTCGACGGGCTTGGTGATCGTGTGGCGGCGCGCGAGGAGCCCTTTGCGCGCGGTGTAAATGAGTTGAAAGGCATCCTCGGTCGTCGCGTCGACGCTGATCACCTGATCGGTCGCCGCGATCGGGTCCTGGGTCTCGCCCTCGGGCCCGGCGAAGCTGATCCGACGGCTTTTGTACGCGCGCCAGTCGCGCAGACGAAAGCCGTGCTCCATGCCGCCGACGCTTTCGAAAAAATCCAGGACGGCTGTCACCTGGTCTACGGTGCGCATACCATAACCGATCTCGAATTCGCGGCGCGATTCCGGCCAGAACTGATTGCGTTGTTCATGACCGCTTTCGAGCACCTGCACGTCGACGTTAAAGCCCGGGCCACCGGGTTTCTGAAAGCTCAAGTCGGTAGGAAATCTCGGTGATTCTAAAAACATTGAAATCCAAAAATCTAAATCACCACGGAGGCGCTGAGATCACAGAGGGTTTCGTCATTCCCGCGAAAGCGGGAATCCAGATTCTTTTCCTCTGTGCCCTCCGTGTCTCTGTGGTTCAACATCTTTCACATATTTCGGCTGGCGTTTTTCACCGTGCGCCCGAGCCGTTCAGTGATCTGTCCGACCGATCGGCGTTCGGCGAAATTCTGCCCGCCGTTGAGATTGACGATGATCGAGCCGCTGCGTTCGTTCGACGGCCGGCTGATCGTCGCGACCGGCGGAATCTTGCCGGTCTCGTTCATGTAGTCGAGCGCCGGCTTGCCGATCTGCGTGCTCGACCAGCGATTCATCATGAATTCGCCCGACTGCCCGATGATCGGAACTTCGCCGCCGCTGTGCATGACCAGCGCGCGTTTGAAGGTCGCGTGCTCGAGGCCCCCTGTGATCAGCCCGCCGCGATGAAATCCGCCCGCCAGTCCTGCGCTCAATCCGGCGTATGGATCAGAGCCGAGTGATGCCTGCGCGGTGCCGAGAGAGCTGCCGGTCGCGGTCGATCCAAAAAGCCCGAAGAGAGAACTGCCGCTGCGTGCGACTCCGTCGGCCTGAGCAGCGGCGGCCGCCGCCTGAATGGCTTCGATGGCGACTGCCTGAATGGTTTCGATGGACGTCTGCGCGGTCGTTCCCGTCGTGGTGATCGCCGTGTCGGCCGCCGTGCCCGCCGCCTCGATGGCAGTCGTGCCCGCCGTGATCTGTGACTGAATGCCCGCGATCGCGGCCTGATCGACCGGCGAGCCGGCGCCGGGGAGATTCTTGGCGATCTTGGATCCGGGAAATATATCGCCGAAGATTTTATTCGACTGCGCTTTGATCAAGTCGTTGAGCGGCTTGGTGATAAAGGCGTCGTTGAGCGCGCGCCGGATATTATTTCCAAGATTCTTGAGCGCGTCTTTGAGCTTGGTCCCGCCGCCGAGATCATCGAGAAAACTGCTGAACGACTGCGCCGCGCCTTCGAAAGCCTCGCTGAAACGCTGCGCGGCTTTGGCGTCCTCGAGCTGAGCCTTTAATCGCTGGAGCGCCGGATCGGCTTCGTCGGTGCCCTTTGACAGCCGCTTGATTGCTGCGGTGAGATTATCGACGGCCGCGGCCGGGGCGTCGAACGCGCCGCCGAGCAGGTCGGCGAGCTTGCGCGATTCTTCCTGCGCGTTGTCCAGCTCGTCGACTATGCCCCGAATGTCGTTGCCTTTAATGCGCGGCACCAGCGCGCCCGCCGCGTTGTTGCCTGCCTGGGTGCGCAGCGCCTGGAGCTTCGCGAAAGCGGCGCGCTCGGCCTGGGCGATCTCCGCCGAGACGTTGACCTCAGAGGGTCCGAACAAAGCGCCGCGCTGTTGAATGTCCGCGATCTGTTTTTTCAGATCGTCGCTGACTTGATCGACGGTTCTCTGATCGAGCTTAGCTTTGACGGCTATAATCTTTGCGTCTGTGGGCGCGAGCTTCAGTTCGCGGACGAGCTTTTCGATCTCTGTTTTTAAATCCGCCGCATCCTTCCCTGCCTGGTCAAACGCGCCGCCGAATATTTCGCCGAAGGCTTTGCTCTCGTCCTGGGCCTTTTTAAGCTCGCCCTCGATGGCTCTGGTGTTGAAATCCAGAAGAACGCCGGTCGGCGCCGCAGCCTGCGCTTCGCCTAATCGAGTGATGACCGCCTTGAGCTTATCGTTGAGTTCGTCCGCCTGCTTGGTATCGAATATGCGCTGTAAAAAGTCGGGGTCTTGTGCCGCAACCTCCGCCAGCCCGGTAAACTGCTCGCGCGCGAGTTTGATCTTGGCCGCGAGTTCGGCAACGTCGATGCCGGAGAACGCCTGCGCGATCGCTTTATTGGCCGGTTCTTCCCCAACGCCTTCGGCGAGAAGCTGGTGCAAGAGCTTTTGCTTGGCGAGCGCAAGGTCCTGGCCAATCGCGAACGCCTTCGCAGCATCGGCCCCCTGGAAAAACGTGATGTTTTGTTCCCTGAGCTTGACGATTTCTTTTTCAATCGACTCACTGAAATTTTCCGCCGCTTCGGTCGCTTTGGCGACCGCCTTATCGCTGACAATGTCGGCCTCGCCGGGTTTTTTGTTGAGAGCGTCGATGACGCCCTGGATGGCGTCGCGCTGTTTGGTGAGCGCGGCGATCTGATCGAAAGTGTTTTTGAGGCCTACCGGCGCTTCGGCGAGATTGGGCTTTGCGGTATTGAAGGTTTCCTGCTGCGCGCGCGGCAAGCGCGCGATCTGGTTTTGCGCACTTTTTTGCAGCGCCTCGAGCTGGGCATTGAGCTGACCGACGCGGTCTTCACTGCTGGTCGTGCCGGTAATCGCGCGGAAAAACTTGGCGATCTCCGACAGTGGTAGCGCGGCAAAGCGAATCAGCGTGTTCTTGATCGAATTGAGCGAATCGTCAAACTGCTTGAGGCTTCGGATCGTCGCATCGTCGATGCCCTGAATCTTGATCTTGTCAAAACCGCCGAGTTCCTTTGTCAGCTCAGCGATGCGCAGGAACGTGGGAATAAGATTGGCGCCCTGCTTCCCCATGACATCGAACGCGACCGAAGCGCGCTTCGCCGGGTTATCGATCGCGGCGAGTTTCTCAGCAAATTGGCCGATGAACTTTTCCGGATCGGCGGTGAATTGCTTCAGCTGCTGAAAGGAAAAGCCCAGCTCGCCGAGTTTTTGCCGCGCCTTGTCGCCCGCCGAGCCGGAATCGACGAGGCTCCGAATCAGACGGGTAATGCCATTGGCGAAATCTTCGATCGAGGAACTATTCTGTTCTGCGATCGGCTTTAGTGCGGACAACGTTTGCGAGGACACGCCGGTCTTCTGCGAGAGATCTTCCAGAGTACCGGCGACGTGGGCGACTTCTTTGGCGAAGGCGATGAGGCTGCCGACGCCAAGCCCAATGCCGAAAGCGCCGAATGCTGATTTGGCAATTCCTTCGATCTTCGAAAAGCTCGACTGAAAATTGCCTTCCAGGGTCTTCAGATCCTGCTGGATCTTGGAAAGCTGCGCTTCGATGACGACGGTCTGTTTAATCTCGTTGGCCATTTTCCTAACTCAGTCCTCAGTCCTCAGCACTCAGCACTCAGCACTCAGCACTTTCATGCCGCCCTCATTTCGGCTCGGCTAATCTTTCGCGGCGCCTTTCGCCGGCTGCCGGCCAGGGCGACGAAAAACGTGTCGACCTGTGCATCGCTCGCCGCGGCCGGCGCCGCGTCCTGCTTGGTGCTCGGGAAAATATCTGTGTAGCGGAAAGGCGCGGCGTGTCTTTTGGGATCGCGATTGACGTTATAAATGGCTGCAGCGATCTCGCCGGCGCGCATGTAATCGCGTGTTTCTTTTTGATCGTGGCGTCGCACCAGCGCCAGATATTCCGTGACGGTCAGATTCCAGAATCGCTCGTCGCTCAGCCCGAGCTCGACTACTGCAAAAGACCACCAGTCGAGCCAGGGCGTTTCGCCAAAGGGTCGCTATCCCCGCCCTTCCCGTCCTCACCGGGCGCAGCAGGCTGCGCCCCTACGCTATTGTCGGGTTTGGTCGTGACCCGCAGATAATATTCCCAGATCTCGGTCATCAGATTGCTGCGAGTTTGCGGCGAAGCCTCGACCAGCTCCGGGATATCGTCCTGCTTTAGTACCGGATCGCATTCGACGAGGCCCGCCCAGACCAGCGTGAAAAAAAGATCGAGGGGAAAGCCGCCGTTTTGCATCAGCGAATTTCGCGCCCCGGAAATGATCAGATGATCGATCGCCATCCGCTCGTTGACTTGCGCGCCGCGGACGCGATTGATTTCGCTCTCGGCGCGCATCAATCCGCGGAGATTGAGTTTGTACTTGCGCGGTTTGTCGAGTTCCAGTTCGATCGGTTCGAATAACATCGTTTCTCCTTCGGAGAAGAGTCCTGAGTTCCAAAGTCCTGAGTCCTGAGTCGAAAGAAAGTCCTGAGTTGAGAGTCCTGAGTCCTGAGTCAGCGTTCGCTCCCCCCTCAGCACTCAGCACTCAGCACTCAGCACTGCATCCACAGCACTCAGGACTCAGCACTAAGAGATCTCGACGGGTTCCGGCAGCCCGGTCACTTTGATCGACCAGTTGAGAAAGACCGGCGCATCGAACGAAAGCGGAAGATCGAACTTGCTGACGCGCCCTTCGAACTCCCATCCGTCGATCGTGTTGCTGAGCAGCGTGCGCCATATGAGCTTGGTCTGCGCGATGAAATCGAGATAGAGCTGTTTGTGCAGTGCGATGTCGGGATGGTACACGAGCACGAGCGCCAGATCGTCGCCTTGTTTCAAGGTGTCGATATTCTCTTCGAATGAACCAGGACTGTCGTGGTTCGTGGCGTCGGCGTATTGCTGTGTTGCCGATGGCGCCGGGATCACGCGCATCTGCGGCACCGCGACAAAAATACTCGAGTCCGGATCTTGCCGGTAAAGCTGCGAACCTTTTCCCTTGAGGATTTGACTGGACATTTTTTTTCTCCTTTTTAATCCATGTTCTGATGAGTCGGATCGGATTCTTCGGTGGCGTAGCGCGCGCGAAAAAGCAGATCGGCGCCGGCGCGCGGCAGTTCGGCGTCGACGTAGAGATATTTGATCCCGGTCTTGTTCGTATATTCGGCGAGGCCGCCGCGCGTGGGATCGGCTTTGACCGCCTTTTCGACCTCGAGCAAAACGTCCTCGAGCTCATAAAGCGCGTGCTGCTCGTCGCTCTCGTCCACAAGGCAGCGCACGATGAAATTCAACTCATTAAGTTCGGTCGTGTCGGGATGCTGCTCGGTCTCTTCAGTCGCTGGGAAAAAACCGGCGATCGGCCGCGGAAAATTTAAATGTTCCGGCCGCCCGCGAACCGCCGTCGCAAGCGCAGCGACGGTGTTGAGCGCCGCTTCGACGTCCATCAGGATCTGTTTGCGAATGCTGTCGGGCATCTTGTTAGTCCTGAGCGCTGAGCGCTGAGTCGTGAGCTAAAACGGAAACTCGCCCTCGCCCGCGATCCAGGAAATTAAATTCAGGTCGATTTTTACGCCGCTCGCCAGGACCGCCTGCCATCGGTCGATTTTTTCCAATTCGACGATCTCGTCGGTCGACTGGATCGACATCCATGGCCGGTCTGGATCCTGTATCCCGATGCGGACTCTCTTGCCGAGATATTTGTGCACGTCGTTAATCTGCATAAGCCTGCTTTTTTTCATCACCACAGAGACGCAGAGTTCACAGATTTTTTTCTCCGCGCTCTTCGTGCCTCCGTGGTGAAATCGGGCGAGCGCCGCTCGGCCCCTACAATCTATTTTCCGACCTTCGTGTCCTTCGTGTCTTCGTGGTGAAATCCCTAGCCCGTGACGAATCTAAAAGCGCGCGCGATCTCCTCGGGAACTCTTGTCTTTAAATATTCCGCGATCCGCTCCTGAATCTTTTTCCGCGTGAACACCAACGCCACCGACGGGCCTTTGAGCTCGACGATCGGGGTCCGCTTTTGCGCCAGGCGCTTGAACACGCCGACGTGACCGCTTTTCAGCGCGGCGATAAACGATCCCGGAATCAGAATTCCCTTGCCGTAGCGCACGCCGCCGGCCGGCCGGCGTTTCGTGATGCTGCGCGGCCGCGGGTTCATCTCGTAAATCGGGATTCGATCCTGCTTCGACGAAAAGGCGATCAGCCGGGCCTCGGGTTTTGCCGCCGTGGCCTTCTGGAGCGAGAGATTTCGCCGGATGGTTTTCTGCGCGCCGGCGCCAATATCGGCCTGGATCTCGCGCACCGATAACGTAAAGGCGCCCTGCGCGGCTTTGTTGATGCCGGCGGCCGCCGCGCGCGGATAGCGCTTGAGGCTCTGTTCGAGCTTGCGCGCGAACGCGGCATGATCGGTGCTGACTTTGATGAATTCGGCCATCAGGAAAATCGATCCTTCTCGACCCGTTTCCAATATTGGTAATAGCCGCTCTCGGACGGCGTGAGATCGATCATCGAATCCCTAGTGCTGAGGGCTGAGTGCTGAGGACTGCGCTGAATGCCGGACTCAGTCCTCAGTCCTGAGTCCTCAGTCCTGTTTACTGGTAATTCTTCACGATCCATGGATAGCCCGTCCGCCCGTGGAAAAATTCCCACGGTTTGATCGTGCCGTTGAAAAAGACAATGCGCGCGCCCGGCGGCGGCGTGTCGTTCCAGCGGTTTTCCCGATGCAGATTTAAAAAGCCGTGCACGCCGTCGTCGGCGTTCCATCCTCTTTCATCGGGCAAAATGTGATTGAGCCAGGCCTGATCGCTGCCGAGATAGCGCGCCGCGGCCGCGATCGATTCGCTGCCTTTGAAATCTTCCCAGACTTTTTTCCGCGCGCCGGCGTTCATCATCCACATGGACGCCTGATAGTTGCCGAGCCGCTCGTATTCGGACGCAGCATGCTGCGCCCCTACACGCGGCGCGGGCCGGCGGATGATCAGGAAATCTTCCGCGCGATCGAATAAGCAATCGAGGTTAGCCAGTACAACGCAATCGAGATCAATCGAAACAAAGCGAACGGCCGCGTCTCGGGTTTCGGGTCTCGGGTCTGGGGTCTCGCGAACCTGAGACTCGGAACGTGAGACTTGAGACGCTTTAAGAATTTTCCCGAATTCCTCGCTGAAGGCTTTAAGTCGCACATAGCAATAGGGTTTGAACCGGCCCCAGGCCAGACGTTTCAAATTCCGCCAGTCGGACCAGAGCGGGATCGGCGTGATCAACGGATCAAAACGAGTCTCAAGTCTCGCGTCTCGGGTTTTGTGTTGGGAACTCAAGACTCGGGACTCGGGACTCGGGACCTGATCGCCGACGTAGTCGGTGATGAGCACGAAGCGGTGCGGGATCGTGAGATGCCGATGGATCATCCGCGCCCAGATATTGGCGTGCTCGGGCTTATAGTGAACGCTGCAGGTTGCGCTTTTCCAGAGCCAACCGACGACGGTCAAAATAGAGTCCTGAGTGCTGAGTTCTGAGTGCTGAGGCTCAGGACTCAGGACTTGCAACTCAGGACTGTGCATTTTCCTTAGCTGGCGCTCTCGGTTGCGTCGAGCAGAACGACTGCCGCCGGCTTGGTGCAGAGATAGAGCGGGTTCGACTGTGCTTCCAGGTCGACGCCCTTGCCCATGGGTTTCATTTCCGAGCGCACTTCGATCGGCGCGCCGTTCGGATCGGGGATCTGATTGACGCGATCGATATAATCCGACGGGCCGAAATAGCCCTTGAAGAGACCGCGCGCGCCGAGCGGGAAAAGGCTCGCTTTGCCGGTTTCAACAAAGTCGACTCCGCCCACGCTGCCGCGATAGTTGATCCAGCGCACACCGTTAAAGTCGAACACGCCATAGGCGCGATGCTCGTTGCGGAGCTCGGCCGCTGCGGTCCAGTTGAGATAGGTGTTTCTGACGAACGGGTGGCCGGTCAAAAGATCAAAAAATTGATCGCCGCAGAGCGCCGCGAATCCGCTCACGCCTTGGTTCTTGAGCGCGTTCAGACTTTTGCGGATCGCCTCGCGGATCTGCGTGATCACGTCGGTGGCTGAATCGTCGAGGTTCATGCCGTGGGTTTGCTGCGAGACGTTGAATTCGCTGAACAGATCGTAAATCGTCGAGCTGCCGTCAGCGTCGAGCACCAGGCCCTTGATCGCGCCGACGCGATGATATTCGAGCGTGGCTTCGAGATCGGCGCGCATGTTGTTGAGCTTGCGATCGCGCAGCGCCTGGATCGTCATCAAGGTTTGCGCCGGCGTCATGCCGGCGGCATAGGCGCGCACGCCCTGCAGCTCCTCCGCGGTGATGCTGTCGCGCGTCGGCAGATGCGGCACGATGAACGGTCGCCCGACGCGCTTGCCGTTCTCGCGCGAGGCCGGCACGCCGCCCCATGGCGCGGTCGCCACCAGCTTGAGGCTATTGCCGTCCTCTTCGACGACGACATTGCGCGTCGCGACGCCCTCTTCCTCGAACAGCCCCATGCCCCCGATCAGGTCGGGCTTGTAGTCGTCATGATTGATCGTGGTCGTAAGCGAGGCCATCTTGAAAAGATCGCCGCCAAAAAAATCTAAAATGTCTGCCATCTGTTTCTCCTGTTTAGTGAATTTGTCCTGTGCTCAGCACTCAGTCCTCAGCACTCAGCACTAAAATTTTAGGTGTAGTTGACGCGCACGCGGATCCCGAGCAATTCGAGATCGGCCGTGCCGTTGGTGATATCGGTCGAGTCGTTGCTGGTTGCCCAAGTGAGGAGATCGTCCTTCACTTCCGCGTCGCGATCGATGATCACGCCTGGTAAATCGCCGTCGGTCGCGTCGACGGCGCAGACGAGAATTCCCGCGGCCGCTTCGCTGCCGTCGCCGTTGTCGTCGTCATAGGCTTTGTATTTGCCCGTCGCGGTAATTTTTCCGACCACCGTTCCCGCGGCGAGATCCTGGCCGGAAACGATGGTGACGTTCTTGCGCGATCGGTGTCCGGCGGACTCGGATAGAATAAACTCGCCGTCGTGGTTCGATTCGGTTACGCTCATGATTTTTTCCTCCTAAAATAAATTGTCGGGGACTGTAGGGGTCGAGCATGCTCGACCCGCTGCGCCCTATTTTCTGAGATTTCGTTTTCGATAGATCTCGGCGATATCGACCACCGGCGCCGATACTGCGCGGCGCCGCTCGTTCGACGGATGGAGCTTGTTGTCGATCTCCTCGCCCTGGCGCGCGATCAAGGTGTCGAACAGTTCGTTCGCAACTTCGCTGACCGTCATGCCCGCCTTGATATAGGCGTTGGCGCGCTCCGGCAGTTTGGCCGCGAGGCAGCGCGCGCGGATCTGGTCCGCATCGGCGAGCCGGGCCTTGACGTCTTCGACCTTGAAGCCTCTTTCGAGAAAACTGGCGGCGCCGTCCGGGATCCCCGCGGCGGTGCACAGCGTAACGATCTCCTTCGCGCGAGCTTCCGCTTGCGCCTCCGCTTGCGCTCGGATCTCTTCAGTGCTGAGTGCTGAGCGCTGAGTGCTGAGCGCTGACTCAGGACTCAGGACTTGGGACTCAGGACTTATTTCTTCCACCGGGATCGGTAGTTTTTGAAATTTACTTTTCCAGTTGGCGCGCGCGGCGAGCTTTTTTGCTTCGCTCACTTCGTCGGCAAGGCCGAGATCTTTCGCCTCGGCGGCGGTGAGCCAGGTCTCTTGATCCATCAGATTTCGAATCTCGTCCTGTTCCTTGCCGCTTTTTTTCACGTAGATATTGGCGAGCGTGCCGTTGAGCTTTTCGAGAAAGTCCGCCATGTCGGCCATGTCCTGCGCGTCGCCGATCGCGATTCCCCAGGGATTGTGGATCATCATGTAAGCGTTCTCGGGCATGATGACCTTGTTCCCGGCGAGCGCGATCGCGCTCGCCATCGAAGCGGCCAGGCCGTCGATGGTGGTGATGACCTCGCCCTTATGCGCGCGGATCAAATTGAAGATCGCGAGCCCGTCGAAGACCTCGCCGCCGGGAGAATTGATGCGCAGATTGATGGTTGCGTCGGGGGAAATTTTTTGAAAATCGTTGATGAAGTCTTTGGCACTGACACCGAAAAAACCGATCTCGTCGTAGATGAGCACCTCGGCTTCGTTGTCTTTTGCTTGGATTCGATACCAGCTGTTCTTCATGCACGTCCTTTCGGATCAAAAAAAAAGGCCCCTTCCAGTGGTGTTTTGAAACACCCCGGAAGAGGCCTCTTACCCTCGGCCGCGAGGGGAAAAATCGATTTAGCCGACGATTATCGGCGATCGCCCGTGGCGCGTCAATTGTTGCCGCTGTGGGCAGCGATCCAGAAAATCAGGATCACCACGACTGCAACGCCGATATAACCCAACGGTTCCATGTAGGGGCGACCGGCGGTCGCCCATCCTTAATAATACGATGCATTCACGGCGCGAAAGTTTTTCAGCCGCGCCGCCGCGTTCTGGTCCGCTGGTTGGGCATTCCCGTCGTTCGCGTTGGCGGGCTTATCCTCGCCGTATTTCAGCCCTAAATCCTCGGCGCGATTTTGATCTTCTTGGTTTTCCTGGTCGATCTCGCGGATATCTTCACCGCGTTCGGCGGCGATCCGCTTGCGCGAAGTCAGCCCGTTTTTCCAGTTGATGACGTCGGCGTTGGCGTCCTGCAGCTCGTGGATATACGGCCAGCCCTCCGGATGGCATGCGACCTTTAAATACTGATCGCGGCTGGTCACATAGGCCGCCGGCGTCGGCAGCGCCCCGGAAAGAATCGCGATGTCGATGAAGTCGCGCCAGATCGGATAACACACCTGGGGGATGGTCAATTGCCAGCGATCCTGCTCGATTACGCGGTGATACTCGGCCAGCACCACGCGCAGGGTGCGATCGTTGAGCTTGGAGAAATCGCCGCTCACGAACTCCGCCGGGACGTCGAGGCCGGCGCCGATGCCGAGGAGCTGCTGACGGATGAAATCGCTATAGCCCGCCCCGGTCGTGTCGCCCTCGAACATCGTGACGTCCTCGCCCGGCAATAATTGGATCATCGAGCCGCCCTCGATGTTTTGAATGCCGACGCCGGCGTTGTCGGTCTCGAGGAGCTCGCCGGTGAAGGGATCGTATTTGTAATCGTCCTCGCCGAACGTCGCGCGGCGCAGCACGCCCGTATAGGCGGCGCGATTGCGCTTTCTCTGCAGTTCCGCGTCGTCGTACTCGTCGAATTCTTTCGCCTTGACGAGCGCCTGCACGATCGCGGGAATGCCGCGGATCTGCCCCGGCCGCAGGATCGCATAGTGGTGCAGTATCTCCGAGGCCGGGACCGCAACGATTTCGAGGTCATTGATCTGATTGACGAACGAATCGCCGGGGTGTGTCCGGTACATGAAATAAGCGCGGCGCCGGCCGATGCCGTCGAACTCGATTCCCGCTCTTACCTGGCGGCCGGGGAAGGTCGAGAAGTTCGATTGATCGTGCGGGCAAAACTCGGGCTCGAGGAGCTGATATTGCAGCGGCACGGGCAAGGTGCCGTCGGGCGTGCGGACGCGCCGGCGAATGAAGATCTCCCCGGCCGCGCGCCGCGTGCGCACGATCTGCGCGAGCATGCCCTGAAAATCCATCATGCCGTCGGCGTCGAAATATTCCGTCTGTCGATCCCAGAGATCATCGGCGCGCTTGTTGAATTCTTGATCCGGCGTCTGTGCCTTGAACGTGATGCCGCAGCCGATCTCGTTTGCCACCCATGACGAAATGCCGCGCGATATCCAGGGATTGTTTCGGACCAGGTCGCGGCTCCGATCACGGAGCTGCGTGAGATCGCGCAGGACCGCGTCGTTGGGGCCGATCATGCCCGGCTGCCACAGGCGCAGCCGCCGCCCGGACGATGCCGCTTCGTAGCTGGCGCGCACTTTAAATGCTGAGGACTGAGTGCTGAGGACTGAGCGTTTTTTTAGTGCTGAGTGCTGAGTGCTGAGTGCTGAGCGGGGCTTGTCATTCCCGCGCAGGCGGGAATCCAGGCTGGTTTTTTTTCCTCGTGCGCTGCGCCTTTTCGGCGTCGCGATCACGTCGCTTTTGCGCCGATCGCGAGCACGTTTTTTTGCTGCTTTCATAGGCCTTTGCTGAATCGCCCGCGCAGCAAGCGCGGCCGCGGCGTGACGCCGGTGGCGTCGATCTCGCCGAGAATCTTTCTGAGTTCCTCGAGGTTTGCGATCTGGCGCGTCTCGGACCGATCGGCAGTCGTGAGCACGACGACGCGCTCGCCGGCGATGATCTGGCGCATCGCATCGAGCACGGCTTCTCGGTCGGCTTCAGTCCAGGGCATACGCTTCGCTTGTAGGGGCGCAGCATGCTGCGCCCTCTTCTTCAAAAAAAAGCCGCAACCGAATCTTCCAAAAAAGACTCGATTGCGGCCTCTTATCCCCGGCCAACGGGGCAAAATCTGTTCGCTTTCAGCGCTGGATTATCTGCTACTGGACTCTTCCGCGCAAATGGAAAGCGGTGTAAGCGGGGGCAGCAAAAAGCATGCTAACGAGACGCGTTGGGATTGACTGACTCCCACTTCGCAAATGCGCTATCGAGTGTCTCAAAGCCGTCCACTATAGCGCTCCCGTAATCCGGTAGGATTCCCTCTCGGATCATCGCGTCGATTTGGATTTGGTCAATTTTCCAGAGAGAGCATGCTCGGCGTTTAAGAGCGAGCATCTTAATGCCGGCGAGTTGTGCACTGCCGAAATTTCTGGAAAATTTAAATTCAGTTCTACAGAAATCCCGAAGTCCGGCCGTAAATCTGAACCATTCTCGAGCAGTCGAAGTTATTCTTAAATGACGAAATTTTCGGTGGAAGTAGAGTTCATAATCTCCCGTTATGCAGCCGATCAACTTTGCGTCGGGACAAGCGTTAAGTATCCCTTTCAATCGCCCGCTGACATTGACGGATTTGCCGATTTTCACGGCGCTCATTCCTTTTGAATAGACAAAGTAAGTCACCGGTGGGCGCGACTTCCTAAGATGCTGCTCAAAGTCTTTGGGGGTCATTTCTTGGCGATATCCTCTGGGCCAAAAAAGGGCGGGCTGGTGTGCTGGCACCACCGGACTTGGGAGCCGGCTGCCCGCCCTGTCGTTCACAATGAAAGAAGTTGGTTTCTGAACGCCAGCACGTTCATGAGATGCTTTATATTCGTGGGCTGATTTTCTGTCAATCCGTCTGGCGCCGTTTTAGCGCCTTATTTGATTTCCGGATGGGTCCTCGATGAACCATCCGGCATCGATGATTCTGATCGGTATGCCGGCGAAGGTGGCGCGAGATTTGTCGACGTCGAATCCTTTTGCGGCCCCGAGAAAATCTTGCATTATCAGTTCGTATAGTTCTTTCTCGCTAATGTTGAGGGTCAACTGACTTTTGTCGATGTTGAGCTTCAAGAACTCATTTACCGCCCAGACGAAATCTTGCATCGTCATAGGCCAAGTGGTTTCGGAAATCGGACTCGCGCCGGTGCCACCGGGCACGAATTGGCGATGCCATCAGATTCAGCCACCATTCCCAACTTGATGACTCGCTGCTGAATTATTTTTCTGAATGTTTCAAGGTCGCGCTCGGTTAGCGAAACGAACCCAGAGCTCATCTCATTTTGAGAGATACCCATTTCCATGACCCACGGTCTTAGCAGTCGGCCGTATTTAAGAAACCTAATACCCCCGACGGGCCACATGTCTAATGTATCAATGCGCAAATATCCGGATGACCGAAGCCACCATTGCGTGTCGGAATTCTGTAGATGGTATGCAAGTGGAATCATTAAAGCGATCAACTCAGACGGCTGCAAAAGCAAGCATATTGCTCGTACCGATGGGAATTGAACAAAGAAACGGGCACGCCATGTTCCCCTTCCCTGGTTAACGTCCTCCAGACCAATTATCGCCTGTTCGGATTGAAGTTCGAAAACATCCTTTGCCATTTTTGTCCCCTCCTCGACATCGGATGAAACGGGCGGGCTGGTGTGGTAGCACCACCGGCCTGGCGGTCGGCTGCCCGCCCAACTGTTAAAATTTTTTATCGAGATTGAACGCTACCACATTCATTTGCTTTCTATATTCGCGGGCTGATTCTCTGTCAACACTCTGGCCGTCTTCGAAGCCGCAAAAATTACATCGCCAGCGGACTTCGCATCTCCATCGTCGATAAGAGAACGGCGGCAAATACTGAAAGCCGCCGATTTGCTTACAGTTCGGACAGGTCCAATGACCAGTCCCGGAAGCATCCACCGCGCCGAAAAGGACCGTCAGAATACGCTCTTTAACTATTCGCCAATCGTTCACGATTTTTTGATCAGCAATTTCAGCAGATAGCCGCCGGCGCTGCCGATATCGACCGCGTGCACGCCGCGCGCCGCCAGGCGATTCGCCAGACACGTCGCCGTCGGGCCGCAGGACAAAAGCGCGATATCGGGCCGGGCCTTCACGATCGCGCGCTCGAGCTCGTCGATCCCGGCGTAGGCCTCGCGATGCGGGCAGGCGATATGCTTCAGGCGGTGCGCCGAAAGCCGGACCGCTTTGAGAATACTATTCTCCCGTTCGCACAAAACCGCCGCGCGCTTGCCCTTCCAGAGTTTTTCCATCTGTCGTGCAAACTCAACCATGTTGATCCAGGGGGCCGAATCGGGTCGGGTGATAAAGGCGGAGTAAAACAGTCTCGTGTCTGGCGTCTCGCGTCTCCCGTTTGTTTCCGAAAAACCCGAGACCTGAGACTCGATACCCGAGACGATCAATTTCGCGAATCTATCGCGATGGCGCAGCCAGTTTTCATATTTCGGTCCGCGCGGATCCATCGTTGGGATCCCGACGAGGCAATTTGCCGCCGGCCGCTGCAGAATATCGAGGAGCTCGCGCGCGAGCTGCGCCGAGCCCGGTTCGCGCAGATAGCCCTTGCCGTCCATCAGTTTCAGCTCGCCGTCGCCGAAGCGCGCGAGCGACTTGCCGGAAAGCACCGCGTCGAGCGTCTCGAATTCGCCGATGACTTGCGGATAGATCATATTCACCACAGAGGCACGAAGATCGGTCAAAGTTAGGAGAAGATTTTGTCATTCCCGCGAAAGCGGGAATCCAGCCCCCCTTCGTGCGCTTCGTGTCTCTGTGGTGAAAATTTCATAATTGTCGCTCCCATGGAAAGCGCAGCGGGTTTTTCGGTTTGACGTCCCCGCTCGCCTCTTTGATGCGGCGCCGCTGACTGTTCTGGGTCTTGTCGCGCGAGAGCGACCAGTCGCTGGCATCCTCGATCTCGCTGCGCGTGTAGACTTCGAGACGAATGCCTGGAGTGCTGAGTGCTGAGTCCTGAGTGCTGAGCGTAGGGGCGCAGCATGCTGCGCCCGGGATTTGCAATTGTAGGGGCGGACCTGTGTGTCCGCCCGTCGTAGGGGCGACCGGCGGTCGCCCCAGCAGAAGCGGCGGGCCGGCTATTTTTTCGAGCCGGCGGAGAAACATATTTCCCCCGCCCAGTGCTCCGGCATAGTCCTCGTCATAGCCGCCCGTCTTCCAGTAGATCTCGCGCCGCACCAGATACGAATCGACATGCGGGTGGATCTCGCCATATTCGCAGTCGTCGGGGATCCGGTCCTTCTTGCGCGTCTCGTCCGCCCTCCCCCGGCGCCAGCGCGGAAAGCGATACCATGTCAGTGCTGAGCAGTCGTGTAGGGGCGCAGCATGCTGCGCCCTCTTGGCCGGGTTCAAGAAATCCAGCAATGCGGCGGCCGCATCAGCGGGGAGAATGTGATCGATGTCGAGCTGCACAATCCAGTCGGTCGTCGCCACGTGCGCGCCAAGATTGCGCGCCCCTTCACGATTCCACGGGATGTCCACGTTTATCCGATACAGTTCGATGGCGTGTAGGGGCGGACGGCGTTCGCCCGTCTTTGTAGGGGCGCAGCATGCTGCGCCCTCGATGATCGGCAGCGCCGGTTCCGGCGATCCGTCATCGACGCAGATGACCGTCACGCCTTCGGGATACTTGTTCCACTCCTGTACTTGACGCTTTAGCATTGCGACGTTGCGATAGAAGGGCACAATCAGCGTGAATTCGCGCATCTCAGCACTCAGGACTCAGCACTCAGCACTAATTTGAGCCAGCTCCTGATCCGCTCCTGGTGCGTCGCTCCGATCATCACTTGTTTCGAGAACGCCACGCGCGGAAAGGGGATCGATTCTAGGCGCGCTCGGATCTCCGCCTCGCGATGCTTTTGCGAGCTGATCTTGCGCACGTCGAAGTCGATCATTGCGAAGGACACCTTTCCGAACTCTCCGGAATCCAACAGATCGTCGAGGATGTCGCACTCGGCGCCCTCGCAGTTGAGCTTCATGAAAACGATATCGCCGGCCTCGATGTTTTCCTTGAACCAGTCGGTCGCGCGCACAAACTTACAGATCGCCGTCGCGTTCCATTTCCGGTGATCGTTTTTTTTCCACAGACTCGCGCCGGCATTTCCCGGCCCGTAAATCTGCCGGTCGCAGGCCTGATTCCATAGCCCGAATGGGGCGATGACGATCTGGCCTTGATGCTCCTGCCGCGCGACGTTCATTAGTTTCGGGACACACGATCGCACGGGTTCGAAGCAAACGATCTGGTCGAAGCCGGCATCGAGCACGGCGGCCAGGGTTTGCCCGGTGTTGGCGCCGACGTCCAGAAAAATGCGCTGCATTTTTTTCAGTCCTGAGTCCTGAGTCGAAAGAAAGTCCTGAGTTGAGAGTCCTGAGTCCTGAATTTTGAAAAGTCCTGAGTTCCGAGTTCCGAGTTCCGAGTCCTGAGTCCCATCCCCACTCAGCACTCAGCACTCAGCACTCAGCACTGCATCCACAGCACTCAGTCCTCAGCACTCAGCACTCAGCACTCAGCACTGCATCCACAGCACTCAGTCCTCAGTCCTCAGCACTTCCAGTGATCCTTGATCCACGGATAGCGCCGCCGCTGCTCGAAGCTCCACGGCGGCTTTGCGCCGCTGGTAAAGACCATGCGCGCGCCGCGCGGCGCCGTTCGCGCGCGCGCCTGCGTCCAGTTGATCTTCATCAGGCCATCGCCACCCGTCCACAATCCCACCGAGTGCTGAGTGGGTGAGTCCTGAGTCCTGAGTCCTGAGTCCTGAGTCCTGAGTTCTGAGTTCCGAGCCTCAGCACTCAGCACTTTCGACTCAGCACTTGGTGAGGCGTGAGAGGCGAGGCGGTAAGACATCCATGCCTGATCGGATCCCAGATGCCCGGCCGCGAGCGCCGCCGCCGGCGACAGGGTCGGGTCGAACTCTTCCCAGACGTGCGCCATGGAGCCGGTGCGCAGCAGATAGGCGCCGCCGGCGATCTTGTTTCGTTGGAAGCGCTTGTCGGACCAGCCGACGAAATCGAAGCTCTGGAAGCGATCGACCAGCGGCGCCAGATCGGCGGTGATCACGACGTCGATATCGACCTGGAAGATCCGCTCGCCTAAAACGCCCGCCGCTTCGCGCGAGAAATTCCACAGACGCGCATAACAGCTCGGAAAGCGCACGCCCTGCGGGCTTTGTAGATCGAAGCGCACCGGCATCGCGATGGCCTCGATCTTCTTGTCGAGGCCGCAAGGATTATCTGTGATGCAGATGAAACGAAACGGCGCTGAATAGCAGCGCTTGATCATGGCGCGGAGCACGTTGACGTGATCGGCGAGAAAAACCCGCGCGCTGCCGGGCGTGCGCCATTTCCAGCAAACGAAAGAGATCATCCCATGCTTTGCCGCTCGGCGTCGGTGATCTCGACGATGAACGCCCCGTCGCGCATCGCTTTGAGCGCGCAGTCGGTGCACGCGAGCTGTTCGGTTTCGTTGGTGCGCACATGAAAAGCGATTTCCTTTTCCTGGGAGATTTGGCCGGTGCACGCGAGCTGGTCGGTCTCGGCGGTGCGCACGCGAAAAACGATTTCCTTTTCCTGACAGATCTCGCAGTTCAAATTTTCCCCCTTTGATTGAACGTAGGGGCGCAGCATGCTGCGCCCTTTAGACAAAAAAACGCCCGGATGCGCTTCGACGCGTCCAGGCCCTTCTTT